CAGTGTTCAGATTGGGTTCGTGAAAACGGGCTGATGGAGTATGGTGGAGCGAAGTTAAAGGACTTTTGCAAGCGCTTCGGCATAGATGCACAGACTTATTATAATTGGATGGAAAATTCGGACTTTTCGAATGCTATAAAAAAGGCAAAAGATGATTTCAAAAATGGTCTTGAACGTCGTATTGTATCTTCTATGGCCAATGCTGCCATTGGATATGAATACGAGCAGACATCAACCGAATACTATTTTGAAGGTAAAAAGAAAAAGATCAAAAAGGAGGTAAAGAAGAATATTCGTGTTGAACCGAATATCGGCGCCGGTATTTTCCTTTTAACGAATTTAGAACCAGATAGGTGGAAGAATAAGCAAAATACTGAGCATTCAGGTGAGATTTCGACAGGACTTAATATCATTGTTTCCAATGATGAAGATGCTAATTTGATAGAACAACTTAAAAATAAGGAATAATGATTGTTGTTAAGGTATACAGAGAGAGTTTGAAAGCTTATCTTTCTGGTGTTAGAACGATTGCTAACCGTGGAGGAACAAGATCAGGAAAAACATATTCTATTGTATCCTTACTTGTGTCTATTGCTGTCGGTAGTAAAAATGGAAAGGATATAAATATTGTATCTGAGAGCATGCCACATTTAAAAAGAGGAGCATTAAAAGATATTGATGATATTTTGTCTAATGAGGGACTTTTAAAAGACAGGGATTTTAAATTGAATTCTACTGATCATCAATATACGTTCAATAGTGGTAGTAGTATACGCTTTTTTTCAGTTGATGATTGGGGTAAGGTGAAAGGTGGGAGAAGGGATATATTATTCATTAATGAATGTAATCGTATTCCATATGAAACCTATAGACAATTGTCTGTTCGTACAAGGGAATGTGTATTTCTTGATTGGAATCCAGATTGCGAGTTTTGGTATGAATTAAAGGGGGTACAAGTTAAAGAAAATACTATAGAAGTACATTCTACATATAAAGACAATCCTTTTAATACCCCACAGCAAATTTCAGAAATAGAATCTCACAAAGACGATGATAATTGGTGGAGGGTCTACGGTCTTGGATTAACAGGTCGTTCTGTCGGAATTATATATTCAAGATGGAAGCAAGTTGATTCCATACCAGAAACTGCAAAGTTGATCGGTAGGGGAATGGATTTTGGTTTTACAACAGATCCTACTGCGATCGTTGATGTTTATCAATATGATGGGAAATTATGGGTGAATGAACATTGTTATGAGAGAGGTCTTACAAATGACCAAATTGCAGATAGACTTAGGGATAAAGACTGCGATGTTATTGCTGATTCTGCTGAACAAAAATCAATTCGTGAGATTTATAATTATGGAATAAAAAAAATAGAAGCGGCAAATAAGGGAGCAGATTCAATTCGTAATGGCATTCAGATTTTACAACGTTATGAGATATGTGTTACAAAGTCAAGTCTTAATTTAATATATGAACTTAGGAATTATAAGTGGAAAGAAGATAAAATAACCGGAGAATTGAGGAATGAACCTATTGATAGCAATAATCATGCGTTGGATGCATTACGTTATGTAGCACTTAATAAATTATCGGAAAGTTCAAAACCACGAGGTATTAGAGTTCGTAATTAGAAAAATAGAGCTTTTTATTTGATTATTTGATTTTTAGTATATATATTTGTGCGTGCAATAAAGTGTTATTGCATAATTGATTATTTGATTCTATTAAATAATTGATTTAATTAAATTGTAATTTATTGAAAAGGGTGAAGGGTTGACCCTGAGATATAACATATTAATAACTTTAATTTTTAAAAGTATGATTTGTACATGTCCAGCGGCACCAGCTTTGCCCGATATTCCAGAAGTGATCTGTTCCGAATCGTTAGGACAGATTCAAAAAGTTGCTTTCCAACGTCTTTATAAAGATGATGGAACAAGAAATAGTTTTAACGGTGAAGGTGATTCTCCAATGCCTATTACCGCACTTGCGTCTTGGACTCCATTATTGTCAGCGAATGACTCTACTAAAATTGTTGTTTCTCCGTACATTGAAGCACCGACAGCAGAAGCGGGCGCAGCACGTACCTTTGGTGGCGGAAATGAAACACTTGGAGGTATTGAAAAGAATATAGGCCGTGAGCCAACTCCGTTTACAGGAGTTATTCGCGAAGTACCACAAGCGGTAATTAAAGCACTTAAAGCATTACAGTGTGAAAGTCAAGCATCCAATTTGGGTGTTTATCTGTTTGATGGGAATGGTGCAGTGGGTGCTGATCAGGATGAAACAAATGAAAAAATTTATTATCCTATACCTGTTCGTTCACTGTTTATAGGAGATAAAACATTGGGCGGATTGGAAGCACCGGATAGCAATGCCATTTCATGGTCATTCTTGCCAAACTGGTCTGACAATCTCGCTATTATTGCCCCTGATTTTAATCCTTTGACTGCTCTTAGAATTGCTAAAAAATGAAGGCAAAGACAACAACAGTTACATTAAGATGTGATTCGTTGAATATCGAGAAAGAATTTGGAATCACCCATGCCGATAAGCTGCTGAGAATGCAGAATAACGGCGGGTGGTATTTACCGGCAAATTCAAGTTTTAAGTTTGACAAAGAGAATGGGTTTATCAATCGATCAAATAAGAAAAGAGATAACGGAACCTCAGAAAAGAGGAACGATATCGAGAGCAATAATCCAGCAAAACCGGATTAAATTCCATGCTCAGACATACGCTACTCCGATTATATCTCAGCCTGTTACTGACTTTCTTGCGATGGTTAGTAACATTCTTCCGCATGATAAATTTAAGATCTTTAAGACCCTTTTCCGTTATCCTATTCGCACGAATGAGGTAACGTCCATTTGCTTTGACAAGCTTTCTCGGATATTCGACGGTCGCAACCCTGCGTTCAATTACCAGTTCCTCAACAGTGACCAAAGGGATGATTGGGAATATTACCGGCAAGATGTCCTGCATGAACCAGAGGTTTGGAGTAAAAAAGGATGGGAGTTTTTCAAAACGGAGATAAACAGCATTCTTATTGTTGATTTGCCGGCAGAGCAATCTACCGGCAAATATCCAGAACCCTATTTCTATTGGCTTCCGATCGAAAGTGTAATCACTTATGAGGCAAATCCTACGACCGGAATAATGGATTTTATAATATTCCGTCAAGATTTTGGCCGTATTGCTGTAATCGACAGGGATAGTTACCGCATATTTCGGGAAGAAAAAAATAATATAGGGGAGCTGCTTGTTGAGAATCCTCATGATTTAGGTTATTGCCCGGCAAGATTCTTTTGGGATGAACCGGTTAATTTGAGGGAACCAGATATTAAGTTGAGTCCTCTAACTAAGGAATTGGAAGCATTGGATTGGTTCCTGTTCTTTCACATCAGCAAAAGACATCTTGATCTCTACGGTGCATACCCTATTTATTCCGGTTATGAACAGGCATGCGATTTTAGCAATGGAAATAATGGGGATTATTGCGATGGAGGATTTATCCGGGATAAGGATGGGCACTATAAGTTTGACCAGTTCGGTCTTGAACTTCTCCGGTGCCCTAAATGCGGAAATAAACGCATAGTTGGTGCCGGATCATTTGTTGAAATACCTATCCCGGGCGAAAAACAGCCTGATTTACATAATCCTGTTCAGATGCTTTCTGTTGACCGTAGCAGTCTTGATTATAATGTCGATGAAGAAAAAAGACTACGTGACGATATCATAACGGCTGTTGTCGGACAAAATGAGGAAGTAACGCAACGTGAAGCATTCAATGAACAGCAGGTGAAAGCCGCATTCGAAAGCCAAAGCACTGTCTTGAACCGTATTAAAAAGGGATTTGAATCCGCACAGCAATTTGTCGATGAGACCGTCTGTCGCTTGCGATATGGTAAACAATTTGTTTCAGCGAAAGTCAATTACGGTACTGAATTTTACCTGTATGATGCTAATGAATTGCGTCAAAGGTATAAATCGGCAAAAGAAGCAGGTGCGAGTGAGGGAGAATTGGATGCGTTGCAAAATCAGATCATAGAGACGGAATACCGGAATAATCCGACGCAGATGCAGCGAATGTTGATACTGTCAGAACTTGAACCTTATCGGCATTTGACCCGTACAGAGATTTTAGATCTCTATGGTAAGAATTTGATTAGTGAGGATGAACTGCGTATCAAGCTGAATTTTGCAAGCTATGTGCGACGATTCGAAAGAGAGAACATGAACATTCTTGAATTCGGCACACAGGTGCCTTTTGACAAAAAGATATCAGTAATAACTAATAAATTTTTTGATTATGCTCGTGAAAACAGGAGTCAACGGGGAGACTAAAGACGTGTCTATTTTTGACGTTACCCCGGAAAATTACATTGTTCCCAAAGGGGAAGAACATTTGTACCACTGCCTTATCGAAGTTAGAAAGTTCGATTCAGATACAGGTAAGAGATTGAGCACACCACGTGTTCAAGTGTTCGGTAAAAAAGCTTACGAAGAAGGTGTTTATCATAACTTGAAAAAGCATGGTCACACCATTACTGTATTGCACGATCCGAACGAATACTTAACTGCAAAGAAAGCAGAGGAAGCTGCAAAGGCAGAAGAAAAGGCTGCTAAAGAAGAGGAAGAGGCACGGCTTAAGGCAGAGGAGGAAGCCAGGATTGAAGAGGAACGGAAAAAAGCTGAGAAGGAAGCCCTGAAAGCGGAAATCCTTGCTGAATTGAAAGAGTCTGGCATTATTCAGGAAGCAAAGAAACCGGGCAGGCCTAAAAAGGAATCTTCTGAAGAAGCAGAAGAATAATATTAACCATAAATGATTAAAGGGTAAAATCATGGCATTAACAGTAGAAGTTTTAAAAGCAAATTCGGTATTGGCCGGATTGAGTGACGAACAGTTGGCAGCTATCACAACTTTGTCTGCAAATGACGAAAATAGCGTAATTGCTCAAAAAACGGGTAAGATATACGGTGACTTGGATGCCGATATTTTGTCTGTTACCGGTATTGCAAAGAATGGCACTGAAAAGACGTATGATTATGCGAAAAGGGTACTTGGTGAGTTCAAGACAAAGGCCGAAAGTGCCGTACAGCTACAGAGCACTATTGATACGCTGACAAAAGAAAAATCGCGTTTGGAAAAGGCTATCCAAGATGGTGCTTCCGATGCGGAGACCGCGAAGGCTTTGAAGCAGGCTAAAGCTGATCTTGCAGCTATTACAGGGCAATATAATGAGCTTAATACCAAATTCCAGAACGCTGAACAAAACCATCAAAAAGAACTGTTCGGTATCCGTGTGGAATCAACATTGCAAGCTGCTACGGCTAATTTGAAGTTTAAACCGGAGCTCCCGGGAAGTGTAACTAAGGTATTGCTTAGTCAAGCGACAGAGAAAATTAAAAACATGCATCCGGAACTGATCGATGACGGGAAAGGCGGTCAGATCATTGCGTTCAAAGATGAAAATGGCGCAATTATGCGTAATCCGAACAATCAATTGAATCCATTTACGGCTGATGAATTGATTCAACGTGAATTGGATATGATGGGGGTTTTGGATAAAGGCAGGCAACAAGTCGGTACCGGCACACAACCTCCTTCTGGTGTTACAGGTTCGGGTACTGTTATTAGCATAGCTGGTGCAAAGACAAGAACAGAAGCATATGATATGATTGCTTCAAGTCTTATGACGCAAGGACTGACAAATGGTTCTGCGGAATTCCAGACTGCTATGGATCAGGCATGGAAAGATAACAATATCTCTTCCCTTCCGGAGAAATAAAGAGAATAAGAAAGGGTAAAGGGTCAACCCGGTATTTATAACATTAAAAAAATATTTGATATGAGTTTAATTGCAACCAGATTACAGAATTGGCGTGTTGAAGATCCCGAATTTGACCGGAATATGACCCGCCCTTGCGAGTATGGCGCATTGGATTTTTTCGTAGAACAGACCGATGCACGTAATTCGATTATTAACCCCCGATTACGCGAACGTGCATTCGCTTCGATCGGTAATACCGTACAGATTCCTGTCATTAACTATGATGAGAATGTACAGGTGTCCAATGTTCGCTCATGTGTCATTGCTGATAATGAGAATACTTCTGCGCTGTATACCGTTACATGGGCTACTTACGCGGTAGGATTTACGATGGTGCCGGCTGCTTATATGAATAATGAAATCAGTTACGAACATGACTGGCTTCGCAAAATGGAGAAAATCAGTCGTGCTATGGCTAATGCTCTTGATTCAGCAGCAGTTGCACAATTGGAAGCTCAAAAGACGCAGGTTTTCAAATCTAAACTGAATTATACCGTAACCGGTAACGTGATTGAAGTTCCTACTCAGATGTCTACTGAAATCTTAGGTGATATTAACCCTATGATGCGTGCTAACTGTTATCCGGAACAGATTCACGTGATCGGAAATGCCGGTGTTGATGCACTTATTCGTAAATTGGCTCAGCATGGTATCTACAATGACGTCAACAAACGAATGGAATACGACAACAAGGTTATTCATTATACTAACAATGTCGTTGACGAATCCGGCAAAATGGGAACACTGTTCGCAGTAGTTGACGGGAATGTCGGAGTGCTTACCCGTGTTGACCGTGAAGCATTACGTCGTGCTCGTTCTAACTTCCACGAATGGGACGTAGTACGTATTCCGTTTGTTGATCTTCCGGTAGGTTCTCATTACTATACGGAAGTTGGTGACCAGTCTAAATTGTGGGGTGATGCAACGGCAGATTTGAATTGTGGTGTTAAAGAATTCTTCGGATTCTCAGTTGATGTTGCATTCTTGGTTGCATACAACAGTAATCCTGCAACTATCGCTAACCCGATCATCAAGGCTGAGATTGCTGCACGTGCAGATAATACTCCTTTGGGTATGCCTGTATATGTGACGAATGCTGCTCAGTTTTCGGCTTAAAAATTAGATATGACACAATGAAAGGGGATGGGATATTTGTCCTCATCCCCTTTATTTATTAAAGGGTATGTACAGGTTAAAAGAAATAGAACAGGCTTTGCTTAATGTTGTGGGATGGCAACAGGCTCTTAATCCTACACATCATATAGAAGAATCATTGACGCGTACCGATAGCGGATTGTACTTTCAAAATGCACATCCTCTTGTTACTCTCAATAATATATCGGCCATAATACCGGATGATTGGGGCTATCAGTATCCGAAATGGAACATGATTTCGCCTTATAGAAAAGGGGATATTGTGTCTCATAATAATATGCTGTGGATGGCTAAAATGGGCAATACTAACCAAGAACCAGCGGTTAGCGACTTTAACGGTGACTTTAGTCGTGATTATGGCAATCCTTTTTGGCAGCCTTTCAATATGCTATCCAGTTATCTTGAAAATCTGACAATAAACGGTATAGATACCGTTGTGCAAACCTTTACTCAAATGAAAGGTTTGGATAAGGAGACGAAAAATTTGTTGGAAAGACGTACACTCTTTGATGGTGCAGGACGTATACGTGCTACTTTGCAGAATTCTCATAAACTCGTAGGAATGGAAATTGTTCCTGTCCGTTCTATGGGAGTGACAACTAAAATAGAACGTATCGGGCTTCAAATGACCGGTGGTACCGGACTAATCAAGATGTATCTCTTCCATAGTTCGCAGATAGACCCTATCCGTACTTTCTATCTGAATTTTAATGTCACGAATGGAGGGTTCCAATGGTTCCCATTAAAAGATTGTTATCTGCCGTATATCAGTGACGGAAACAACTCCGGTGGTGCTTGGTATCTGGTATATAATCAAGACGAGCTACCACGTGGAATGGAAGCTGTCAATGTTTCAAAGGATTGGAGCCGTGAACCTTGTGGTACATGTAATATCGGTAGTGTGGAGACATGGAGACAGATTACTAAGTACATGCAGATATCTCCATTCATGTATAATGCACCTACTACATTTGAAGAATATCCGGAACTCTGGGATATTCCCGGAAACATCTATACCAATACGCTGAATTATGGTATTAATTGCGAGATAACGGTTGGCTGTGATCTTACTGATTTTATCATATCACAACGCCAGATATTTCAGACAGTGATACAAAGGCAGGTAGCCGCAATTGCATTGCGGACAATGGCTATGAATCCGGATGTACGCGTAAATCGAAATCAATCCAACGTGTCCCGTATGGATATTCTTTACGAACTTGACGGTAATACACAAGGTAGGCCGGGTGGATTAGGCTACGATTTAAAAAAGGCTTATGAAGCACTGAGTTTAGATACACAGGGATTAGATAGAATTTGCTTGTCATGTAATAATCACGGTGTTCGTTATCGTACAACATAATGGCGGGATTGCAGTCTATAATAGATTTGAAAAGTCGGGTAGTTACCTTTAATGAGGGGCTGGTTTCAGGCATGTATATCCAAAGGATCATTACGGATAACGAAGCTTATATAGTTGATATGAATGCTGAAATTCAGTTGTATGAAGAAGGGGTTAACAGGCTTGGGGTGAGTATTATGGATTATGCTCCATACCGGCCGTTGACTATAGCGATTAAGGAGGAGAAAGGACAACCAACCAACCGTGTGACATTGCGTGATACAGGTGATTTTGAAAGTAGCTTCTACATTGAAGTCGGTGACAGGCAATTTGAAATAAAAGCATCTGATTGGAAAACTGAAGCATTGATAAAGAAATACGGCCGTCAGATTCTCGGTCTTACGGATGAAAATATATTGAGCCTTATATGGGATTACATTTATCCGGATCTCATGAAAAAGGCAAAGGAAGTAATTTTAAATAAATAAAAATGGAACGTGTACCAATACCAAAG